CCATTTGATTTTACTATATTCTCAACGCATTTACTGAATCCCACAATATCATTATTCTTTATATATTTGCTTATGGTTTTGCTGGTCAGGAAATCTATTTCCCGGAAATACTCATACTTTCCCGTTGAAGGTATCAAAACCTTACAAAGAAAACTTTTCATGATTAAAAGAATCCGGCTATATTGGTGGGTAAATTGCCTGTTGTAAAGCTGTTTCCTTGCTGGAATGGTGAAACATTAGGAATGGTTCCGTTACTGATTCGATTGATAATATTGGGTAGGGCCAAATAAAGATTTGAATGAACCGTATAATTAGTATATGTCCAAAAAGTCTGATATTTTTCATATTCTGTATCGGGAGAATATGTCAAACTTTGATCGCTAAGACCTGTTGGAACACAATTATAAAAAGTCCAGACTTTTCTTGGTATTTGACTTATTCTTTGGTACGATCTTGTGTATTGAAGAATGGTTATGGTGGATTTTATATTTCTAAGATCGTTTTCCCCACCTTGTCTAGCCACAAATCCGTAATGACTGGCCAAAATTACCCAAGGACGGATAACCATATCCATAAAAGATGTGTTTGTTTCACGAAATTCTATAATCAAGGGTAATCCGGAATATCCAGTTCTTTCTCCAGCAACCAAACCGGGCACAAATCCTCTATTATTTTTTATGGAAAGGTTTTGAATATCAAATTTTTCATTAGGAATATTCACTCCTTGGGCAAAAAGACAACCTATAACTTTTTGATAAAAGTAACTGGTCAATATTCCCTTGGGTTGAGACACATACCATCCCTTTTTATCACCCCCCACATATTCCAAATTCTGTATAATATTACTGGAAATGGCCCGGGGATAAGGATCAATCAAAACAACCCATTGGCTGTTCATGGGTATGGAACTAAACCAGCTTTCCATTTGCACCAAGAAATATTCCTGTGCACTTATAAGAGGAACGCCGGGTATGTTAAAACCAAAGAGACTGCTTATTTGAGGAGCAAAAAGAGGATTTTGTCCGTTGGCCAGACCCCGGACATTATCACTCAAGCCACGAATGGCGTCTGTTACAGGATTATTAATGCTATTAACCTCCCCTAATATTTAGGGGATCGTATCAGCTTTGGTAGGTGCGACGGAAATACTGATAAGCCATAGTCACGGTGAATGTTACAAATTCACCGCCGTTGGTGATATCATATTCCAATGCACCGACGGTACGAGGAGATACCCCAACCAGCTGGTATTGTGCAACGCGGTTCAATTGGTTGTCCAATTGAACAAGATCAATTACAGATGTTTGCTTTGCGGCAAAATAATTACCGGTGCTGGTGACATCATCAAACACATCCCGTGTCCAGTTTTGGAACTTTTGATAAAGTTGCGTACTTTGATCACAATAAAATTCCATGGAATAAGCTTCACTACCAGTGTATTTGGCACTGCCCGGAATATGAAAATCCAACCCCATATAAGGAACTGTAACTTCCGTGATTTCCCGGCCCGGGAGAGTTGCGGTGCGGACATAAACCAAATCATCTTCATTCCAAACTTGGCTGCTGCTGTCACCCGGATTAATGTTGATTACACGAAAATTAAACTTACGTGCGAAATCCCGTTCAGTTACTACCCTGTAAAAATTTTGAATTGTCTGTTGTGTGTCGGCCATATAATATTATTTATTCTAAAGTTAACAAATACTTTAATTTATTTAGATCTGCAACAATTTCTTCCACAATGTTTTGGGCATCGGTGTCTTCAGAATTGAGTATTTTGCAATTTTTACCCTCCAAAATTTCCAAATACTGATTAATTTTTGCCAAAATATTTTCAGGTGAATGGGGTATTAATTGAAGATTTAAAGGTTTGTATTCATATTGGCGATATCTGCCCAAAAGTGTTTCCACAAGTTTGTCGAATGATTTAGCTAGATCTTTTCCGATTTTATCAAATGCTTCATGCTGGGAAAAACTGAAAGTTTGCCAATGAAACAGCTTAAATTGGGCCGAACATTCCAGTGCCAGTGTGATTATGGCTGTGGGATCGTAGGCTTTCTTAAGCTTTATAACAGTTATCACTGGATATATTTATAATAAAACACCCCACTTTCAACAAGTGGGGTGTTTAAATATTATATAATATTTTATTAGGATACCAATTCTTGGAAGTCCTGACCAGTCCGTGTGGCGTAGAAGTTGACCAAGATGAATTCGGCGGCACGTACAGGTTTGATGTAGATGTCAACGACCAGTTCATTTTGATCAATTACATCAGGTGTATTGTTTCTTTCGTCACATATGATCAGATAGTCATATACGCCCTGTGTATTCTTGGCCAGTTCGAATATCGGTGTTAGGACATTGATTACCTGTGTCCTTGTGAACAACGTATTCGGTTCGAACAAGAAGAACTTGACGGTATTCCGTGTGGCGACTTCCAGATACAGGAAGAGGCGGCGCACGTTGATACGATCAAACGCACTGGGTTTCTTGAGCAAGGTTTTTTGACCAAAGATCACAAAACCTTCGGCAGGGAAGAATGCCACAGGATTGAGATTGATCTTGTACAATTGATCCCGGTGTTTTTGTGTGGGATAAATCGGAAGATCGTTTACACCCAAAAGGACGCCCCGTGTGAAACCGGCTGGAGCAAACCATGGCTGGAAGTTGTCATCTGTATTGGCCATGGCAGCACCGGCAAATCCAGAGAACGGAACCCATGTTTGTTTTCCTAGACCGTCATCATAGACCTTGGGGAAGGTGGCATATGTACATGCATAGCTGCTATTCAGCAAGCTATACAAGTGACGTAGCGGCCAATAGATGTGTTGGTTAAAGTTCTTGGTTTCATCGTCAAGAACCTTACTGTTTTCACCTTGTACAAATATGTTACGGAGAGGATCAGCAATAAACAGATGGTCCTTTCTAACATTCTGGGCAAAATTTGTGAACACACTGGCCACTGTGTTGTAATTTTCACGTATAGCGAGTGCATTTCCTTCAAGTGCTTCGTTGTTGGTTTTATAGAAACCATCCATATCCAGAGGAATGGTGTCATCAAATATGTTTGCTCCGCTTAGAACACTCTTATTGTATTCAGCTGCAGCAAAAATGGTTCCTAGACCGGCTTCCAAACTCAAGCTCATATTATAAAGGTCCGGATTTTCCAGAAGAGTTTGTACGCGTTCCAGTTTTGTCGGAATGCTGCCGATTAGTTTTGCAGTGGCGACTGTGGTATCAAATGCACCAAAGCTATACAGTGCGTCAGATCTGCGGATAATTCCGTTATTCAGAATTCCGGAAACAATACCGCTGGGTGCACCCACGCGTGTTTCATAAGTTTGCTGTGTGTCAACAAATCCATCACTGTTATAAGGAATGGCAAGATTGGGATTCAGTATACGAATCTTCTTGCTGGGTATGCCAGCGCTTGTTAGCCATGTTTGTGTATTACGATTCGTGATGTAAGGATTGATAAACACGGTCATGTTGGGACTATCATCTTCCCGTGTGCCCAAGAAGAATGTTACTGGAGGACCACCAGCTTCACTATTGATTTGACGCCAGTAATCCAAGCTGCCTGTGTAGCTTTCGGAAAGAACATAATCCAACGTGATAACGTCCGGAGCAAACACACTTTGACGTAGTTTAAACAATCCAACGATCAGTGTGTCGTCGAATTGACGTGTGCTAATGTCGAATGTAGGAATGTTTTCCATCACCTCACTCACACTGTTTCCTAGACCAAATTGTGTGGCACTCAGAGGGAAGTTAAGACGTGTGCGGGGTACATTTAGGAAGTTGTAGGTGCTTTCAACTTGGGAATCCACAGTGCTAATACGATTGATCCCGTCAAACTGAGTGGCAGGATTCAAATTTGTATTATCAATCATTCCCAGATAGTAACCTTCAAATTTGTCATTGATGCTTGTTTGAGCCTTGTTAAGAACGATCATTCCAGCATTTGCAAGCTGAGTTAGTTTGGATGCACCAGTGCTTGTGAAGCTGAATTGTGTGGGCTCATTGTTCCAATTTGTGAAAGCTTCGCCATTCAAAATGGACTGATATTCTTGGGAATTAAGTTCAATTTGTGTGGGTTGGCCCAAGAAATAAGTGTGTGCTGCAGACAATCCAAATCCTGTATTGGCTGAAACCAATTGATCTCCGCTGTAATAGGATCCCTTATAACTTGTTACAGGATAAACCAAGGCTGAATATGAATCTGTAAAACCTGCTCCGCTACCGCTACCATATGGCATACGGCTGACAAGCACTTCAGCTTGGCTTTGAAACATGGCTTTGACTGTGTGATAAAAATAACGTTCCGCTGCATTTGTCGGCTTGCCATAGATTTGTTCAAATTCACTCAGACTTGTGGGTTGAAGAATTTCGTCGATAGGACCTTGAGGAGCGAAGCCCGGTATCAAAACCGTTGTGGGAACGTTAATTACCGGCCGCAAAGAAAGGTCGATTTCGTTAATTTCAACTCCGGGACTCTGAATTGTACGCTTTGGCATATAAATTATTTATATTTTTTAGGAACTTTTTTTGCCTTTATTTATATTAAACTGGCTTGGAACTGAAAGAAACTAAAAGTAAAGGTACTTTCCGCTTCACTGCTATCACGGTAATTATAATTTATTCCTCCAAGTTCCACAGGTATTGCCCCGGTATAATCAAACTTTATTTTGTTATTATTGTATTCATCTAATCCATAAACGGTTATGGTTGTGCTGTAATCATTTAACGTTGGATTTTGGTTATTTTGTTTGGCATTGGGTATGCCCAATTTATCATTATTAAGCATGTTGAGCCAAGAGTATACAAACCAATAATTATTGAATAAATTGTCCACAGTAAAATTAACCGAAACATTCTCATAAGAAGGTCTTTGAAGACTTGAAGTTTTCATTACTTGACCGGCGTAATTGACTTCCACCTCCGGAACCTTGATTGTGGGGACCACTATCCCATAAACTGAAAATTGAAAAGACTGCATGTTTACAATCCGATTGTTTCTTTCGTATTGGTTTAAATAGGGTTTCAAAATATCAGGAGGAGTTATCACCATGATAAATTTGTCGCGACGTGTCTTATTGAGCATCGCTTGATCGTAAAAAGTAGCCATATTATTATTTAAAGAACTTTCCAACCTTCTTTTTCCAAATATTCCATTTCCACATCTCTTTCATCCTTGTCCGAATTTGAAAACATGACTGGCATGCTGGGCATCTGATCTTCCCGCCCGCCGAACTGATACACCACGTTCTCATTTCTTTTGAAAGGAATTATGCTACTGGGTCGGTTATTGGAATCACGTCCGGTAACTTCAAAATATTTTTCAACAAGTTCGTCGTTCAAAATGAGAAGGGCCATGGCCATGCTCATGACACAATCATCAAAATTGTTTGCCCCCTTACGGGCCGCCCATGTGCCATTCGGATATCTTGTGAAATTTTTCAATTCGTCCAGTGTGATTATGTCTTTGAAAACTATCGACCGAAGTTCATTGATCCAATAACGCATGTTGATAACAGCCTGATATTTTGTGTTTGTGTTTGTGAAAATTCCGGGCTTTTCAAAATTTGCTTTTCCGTGGGAATAACTGATGATGGGGTCGTAGTTGTAATTTTCAAAAAGAGCATCCACAACCTGTGCACCGCAATTATTGCGCTCAATTAAAAGCGGGGGATTGCCCCATTGAGCTAATATCTCCAACAATTTTGTTGTAAAATTATAAGGAGTAATTGTATTGTCTCGGAAACAAGCAACTTGCCGTATTGAACTCAGATCGGCCATGTCGAATATCTGAACCACGCTGCTGGCTTGTCCCACGCCCTCTGCCACGTCAACTCCTGCCACATAGACCCCTGTTTTGCTGGGTTGTTCCCATATCTTATATTTTCCCTCATCAAAAATGAAAAGAGGACTGCTGCATCCACTTTTATACTTTTCATAATCATCCCCATTCAGGGCGGATTCTCCCTCTTGTAAAAATTCATTTCCAAATTCCTGATCAAAAAGTTCCCGGCTACCCAAGCTTTTGATGGTGTCATTTTTCCATTTCTCATCCCGTCCGGGAACCTCATGCCAATCCACCCGTTCAGTTTTCCAGTTGTTTTTTCCCTCCATGCCGTCCGTGTATAATTGATAAAAAAGATTGCCTGTTCCGTTAGGGGTACTTGCCACAAAAATTTTACTTTTCTTGGAGGAAGAAATAATCGGATATACGGCTGACCAGAATGTGTCCACCATGTTGTTGTCAATATGTGCCAACTCGTCGATGACCAATACATTAACTGAACTGCCTCGACCTGCATCCGATGATGTGGTACTGATGCTGATACGGCTGCCGTTGGCAAGACCCATGGCAGTTTTGCCATATTCCGTCACACCGGGCTTCAAATAATTGGGAAGATTTTCATAGGCAAGACGAACCCTTGCAAAAATTTCCTTGGCAGTTTCCTCTTTATTGGCCACCAAAAGAATTCGTTGATCTTCATTAAAACAAGCAAGCCAAAGACAATAAATTGTCATGACTGTTGTTTTTCCTGCCTGCCGACTGGAAAGCAAACACACAAAACGATTGTCCCGAAGACTGCGCAAAATTCGTTTTTGATAGGGATGCAATTTGATTTTTATGCGACCCACATCCAAATTGACGATGTAAAAATGATTCTCGGCAAAGTGCAGAATGTTTTGTTTGCATTTCTCAATCTCTTTTATCATTTCCGGTGAATACTCAAATTCAGCCTGAGAAGTCGGAAGATTGGGATTTCCCAAATATCTATCATTTGGTTTCATTCTGTATAAATACTTAACAGCGTATGAGCCAAAACAATAAATATATAAAGAAATACGGTATGCCTAAAAGTCGCGTAAAAACACTGGTAGAGATCGGGGCAGTCTATCACAAGATGCTTCTGGAAACCCCTATAGCTCAACAAGAAACAGTTATTGAAGAGAAAAAACAGAAGAAACTTTCTGATCCTAAAGCCAAATTTGGTACTAAACCCGGTAAAGGTGGAGTTCAAGCTTTCGAACAAGTAAAGGATAAAAAGCCTGTTTTGGAACCTGAACTTAAAGATTTTGCACATAAAGACAGCGGTCCGGATCTAAAACAACTGCGGGAACCAATCGATCCTCAAAACAAGAAATTTACAAAAGACAACTACTTTAACCCAGAACAACTTAGCAGTGCCAATGAAAGTGTTATTAGCACTAAAAATGTC